CAATCCGAATGGGCTAAAGGCATAGAGTATCGCAATGACGAGGCTTTGACTTCCGGTACCCGGTACTTGGATATTGCTATTGTGACTACCGGTGCCAATACGTTTAACGCGTATAAATGTCTGAAAACTCATACGTCCAGTGATTCCATTCCAGTAACAAATACAACTTATTGGCAGAAGTTTAATTCTTTGGTACCGGTGTACACTCCGCTTATCATGGCTCAAAACGCTATTCTTCGATTTATGCAGGGTAATCAGCTTTTGATTATGAAATCTGACAACACAACGGTTGCGGCAGGGCTTGTTGGTGGCGACTATCCGCTATGGATTGGAGCTACAACACCGACTGATGCACCATATAAAGTAAGTATAGCAGGGAAACTTTATGCTACTGGTGCGGTCATTTCAGGTGACAGCACTTTTGAAGGTACATTGAAAGGTGTGTCAGGCTCTTTTACAAGACTGAATTGCGTAAATGATGCTGGTAATGCGGTTGGGGGAATCAGTTTTGGAAGTGATGGAAGGATGTGGTTTGATGGTGATATGTATCATCAAGGAACTAAAGAAGGCCGATCATTACGCTTCTACACTTCTGACTTATGGTGTAGAGGTGTGTTTGGCGCAAGAGAAAGAAGCATTATGGTAGTTTATGGCTCCTATGCCTATGTGTACACAAAAGGGGCTGATAAAGCCGGTACTTATATTCCTTTGACTTCCGGGACTTCTTCAAATAATGAAACTTATTATATAGTTCCTTGCTATTCGCCAAGATACGATTATAACGGCGAGACATCGGGCTTTCCAGTCGATACGGTCATATTCAGAATAACGTCAAGCGCGACCTACCGTTATCTTTTGAGTCTTGCCGTTACCCAAAGGATATTCTTGGTTAATGCAAATGACAATTATAATAATGTTCAGGTATATGCGAATGGAACAAAGCAAACGTTGAATGGCGGTTCTATGCACCATTGTATGCAATTGGCAGATTTTATGTATCCGTCACCGAACTCTGACTGGTTGGGAAGAGGTCTGATGTTTGGTGCTTCAAATGACAATGATTGGAAGTGATTATGAAAAGGATAAATTTTGAAAGAATTGAGGTTTTTGTTGATATTGATAAGACAAGATGCTCCGTTGAGAACTACAAAAAGGATTTTGCAAATATCATTTATCAACTTGGTAGAGGAATAGAGGCTCATGCTCTTGCATTTAAAATATTCAACTCTAATGGAGAGATTGAGTATAACGATGAAGAGTGTAATATGATTAGGGAATACGCGAGTTTGTGTTCCCCATCCTTTATTGATGCTATCAATAAATTACTATTGGAATAATATACAAACGCAAACACAAAAGAATATGAACGACATTATCGAAGCATTCATTCACGACCATTTGTTTTTACATTTGGTTTTGATAGCGGTGAGTATGACAGCTATCATTGTTGCAATGGGGATAGATTTTATTTCGGGGATTCAGAAGGCAAAGCAGCGCGGCGAACTTCGTACCTCGAAAAAGTATAAAATGACAGCGACAAAAGCAAAGAAGTATTTTAATCCGTTTCTTACACTGGTTATGATTGATCTTATTTGTTGTATTGTCATTCCATTTCCGGTATTTACTATGTTATGGGCTGCTTATTGTGTCTTCTGCGAGTTTAAATCAGTACGTGAGAAATCATGGGAAAAGGCCGAGCTTCGGAAAGCGGAAAAGACTATGAGTATAATCATTGAAAATAAGGATGATATAGCACGACTGGCCGCACAAATATTGTTTGAAACACAAAAAGAAAAGGAGGATAAAAATGACACGGGGACTACGGAATAATAATCCATTAAATATACGAAGAAATAATACGAAATGGCAGGGATTGTCTGTAACACAGACAGATAAAAGCTTCTTTCAGTTTAAAACTATGGCATACGGTTATCGTGCTGCTTTTAAAACCCTTCAAACTTATATTCTTAATAAGTATGATACTGACAAAGATGGTACGGCCAATGAACTTGAAGATGTTATTATGCGATGGGCACCGCCATGTGAAAACAATACTGACGTGTATATTGCCACAGTCGAAAAACGTTCGGGCATATCTCGTCATACAGTTCTGAACAGAAACAACCGGGAACAACTTATTGCGGTGGTAGCTGCAATGAGTTATGTTGAGAATGGCGTTCCTGCAAATATGGATGAGGTAAGGAAAGGCTGGGAGTTGATATAGGAAACAAACATATAAACGACATATAGAAGATATGGCAAAATTGAATTTTACTCTTAAAGAAGAGGGTTGGTACGAAAGCCAACCGGTACAGTTATCTACTGGGAAATTTGCAATCAGCATCAATTTTGGAGATGCAGCAAACAATAGAGTTGTTGTGTATAAAAGTTCTAATGGAAAGGATTATGTACCTTACAAAACAGCACTTAGTGTCGGAGAGTTCTGTGATATAAATGTTGACGGGTTGATAGCCGGACAGTATGTTATGGTAGGATGTAATGAACTTCCTATTTCATCTTCATTTTTGGAGAGTTCTGATAGTGGCAGCTATGCGAATAAATCGGATATTTTGGCAGAAAGCGGACGTGCTCAATTGGCAGAATCCCAACTGGAACAGTCCATAAATGCAGTGAAAACAGCATTGGATGAACTGGTTGGCACTGTTGATGCGACTACGGCCATTGATACCTTCAATGAAATTGAAACCTTCCTTGCAGGAGTAACCAATGAAAAAACTCTGACCGGAATGTTGGCTGTTACGGATGGAAAGGCTGTGACCGCACAAACAACGGCTGATGCAGCAAAAAGTACAGCTCAAAGTGCTCTTAGCAAAGCCACTGCCAATGAGACAAAGCTTAACACAATACCTGAAATGCCGGCGAATGACGGTAAGATATATGGGTTCTGTAATGGTGCATGGGTGGTTATTGCAGAAGTTGGTAAAAATGTATATACAGATTGATTATGAGGTGGAAGATAGGTATAGGAGTAATTTGGGTGTTACTCCTTGCGGCAACCTTTTCGATGTACCGGTTGTGGCAGGAGGAGAAAATGGAAAGTGCCCGACTTTCAGATTAGGGATAGTCTAAATGTGGTTGAAAACCATGTTTTGCGGCTTAACATTGAAGAATTGAAAGAGCTGCGGAGTGCGGATGCAAAACTGATAAAAGATTTGAATCTGCGTCCTAAAGAAGTCGAATATATCACAACCACAAAAGTTGTCACTAAAGACAGTATTGTATTTGTTCTGAAAGACAGCAGTTTCAATTATTCAGATAAATGGGTGGATTTTTATGCAAATATTCCTGATAGCACATTTACCTATGAAGTGAGAGACAGTCTTTCAAGCGCGATAAGCCGGATATATAAACACAAGTTCCTATGGTGGAGATGGGGTACAAAGGGATATAAACAAACAATAGTCAATTATAACCCACGAAGCAGAATAGTTTATAATGAAATCGTAAAAGTGGAACATTAATAAAAAGAAGGGGGCATTTCGGCTCCCTTCTCCTTTTTTAGAAAGGCAAATCGTCTTTTTGTTCCCCGAAATCCACTGGTGGTTGAGGCATGTTTTGTGAGGGTGCCGTGGTGGATGATGCTCCCTGATAATAAGTTTGGGGCTGTTGTGGCGCGGCAGACTGTCCCGGATTACGGAGTGTTGCTTTCCAGCAAGTAATGGAGTTAAACCATCTTCCCTGCCATTCATTCGCATTAATATCTATTTCAATATCAACATCTTGCCCAACGGCCAATCCAAAATTCTGAATATTACTATTCATTACTGAAAAGGCAACTTTCTTAGGGTATTGGCCGGGAATTTCCAAAACAAAGTCTTGTCTCTGCCAGTTATTGCCATTCTTTGATACACCCGATTGTATCGGTTGTGCCACGATGATTCTTCCTTCTAATTTCATAATCAGTTTATAAATAGTTAAACACTATATGTCCGTTTTTTTAAGTTTACAAACATAATCTAAAATTCGTTCTTTGGTACCGAAACTTTCATCATTTCACCAAATGCCAAACCTTTTGATCTGACATTAATAGCAAGAATCTCCCAATAAACTTTCGGATATTCCTATACGATATTTTGCCATTTTTATCCGTCTTTATCAGCAGGATTTAACTTGTCTGACTCATTGATTGCGCGGCTGATAATATCACAATCAGTAAGTTTTCGTTGTATGATAGCCATATCCCTTTTGCAATTATCGCTTTGATTGAGGTTACAATACCCTCCCCTATATAAAATATCAGAAAGTTCATCCAATACTTTAAATGTGTCAGTGAGCCGGAGATATGTTATTCCGGTTACTTCTTTATTATATGGACGGACTTCTTCTATCCGTTTGTCAAGGGATAGGCAAGCAAGCTCTGCCATACATCTTGCAAGTTCTACTTTGGCAAGTAAGGCACTATTCTCAATCCGGCATTTGTCAAACTCCATTTTAATGGAGTATTCCATTTTAAGCAAATCAGGTTGTACTTCATCTGCAACATATTGGTTGGCATCAGCCATGAAAAAAGCTCGGTTTCCGGCTATTTTATTGATTTTCTTTTCATATTGAAGCATCAACTGTTCCAGTTTATTTCCTTGCTGCTTTACACGGAAACGACAAAGCCCTGATTTGCGTAATGCACTTAACATTTCTACAATTAAGGAGCAAACTATATCATTGGTGAACAATATGTTATATATTGCTGCCAATGTGATATTTTCAGCTTTCAACTTTTTGTCTTTTATATCACTTATTTTTCTTTCCATAAGTTCATGAAATCTTTATAGACACATGGTAGTGCAAAGATAAGCACAAACGCCTCAACAATCAATTTTATTAATTGTCCGGTTCCCATATCAATCCATTCTATTTTTATTATAATTCATTTTGGCTTCAATGAGTGAATCAATGTCACATTTGAAATGGTGTAGTGTGCTTAGGGCAACAATGATTACATCTGCCAGCTCTTCTTCTACATCTAAATACTCTTTAATATGTGGAGATTTCTCACCTGTACATTCAAAGACTTCGGCAACTTCTTCAAGCAGATCGCGGTGGAGATTGTTGTTACTATCATTGTCGGGATCAATCTTTCCACGTCTTACAGCACATTCATAAGCTTTTTGTGCGATTTCATTCAGCTTTTCCATCATCAATATGTTTTATCCAGTTATTATCTTTCTCCAAGAACCATTGCCAGCCATTTTGGGGTTTGATTTTTCGTTTTATATACCGGCGAACTGTGGCATAATTCAGATTTAACTTTTGGGCAGCTTGGGTTATTGACTCGAATCTATACCATTTGCCTTCGGGAGTGATTGCGATACACGCAAAGGCATGGGCGTTTCCATTAGACCAATATCTATGTCCTTTCAAAGCCTCGCTGTGTCTTTTTCTTATTTCAACAGCTCTCTCTTTGCCATAGTATTCTTCATAGGTTTTTCCTCTTAATCCGTGGTGATAGCCTTTATTGAAAACATTATGTCCGTTGACAACCCGTGTGACCGGTATTTCAGGGTCTAATCTTAATTCCATATTATTCCTTATTTTTGTAATTATCTCTTCTCATTTGGTGATAGCGATAGTACATGGATAAGTCGAGTTTACGAATGAAATTATCATCCGCTTTCATGTCAGAAACTTTTTGGGCAGGCTTGACTACCTCAAAGAAAATTCTCTTTACCGCATACCTTCCCTTTTCAAGAGAATAACATTGCACTGATCCTTCATAAGCATAAATAAGCCCGGCAAAATCAGGGACTTCATCGGGCTTTATCAAACTTTTTGGTACTATATAATAAAAATAATTGGTACGTTGGCCGGAAGTGACAACATCAAACTTGTTCTTGCCATATTTATCACTTTTCTTTTTGTCTTTATGGAAATCACATCTGCTTACTTTTACTTCATATTCATAAGTCAGGCGTGACCGGGTAACTTCCAATAAGTCAGCTTCCCATTTCCCGACAAAAATATTGGGAAAGATGCGGTTTCCTTTTTTATCACGAAAAACATGATCGCAAAAGCCTTGTATAATATCAAGTGTTTTCATCTGATCTTTGCATGTTCCTTATCCAGTTCATATTCAAAAAATCCTTTTGCCTTATCATAAAGTCCGTCCTTTATATCAGAGAAATACATAGCGGCATTAAAGGCTTTCAATGCTGCCACACGAGCTTTCTTCTTATAATAGTCTGCCCGTTTGACTGCATTCTCTTCTTTTCTACGTTCTTGCTGTTCCAAATACCGGTCAACCGCTTCTCGTCCCCAACGGAACATGTCTTCTTTGTCGGCAAAGGTGGCAGATTCTTCACGGATCAGCCTTTTCTCCGAGGAAATGACATAAGCTGATATTCCTTTGTATCTGCGAATGGAAACGGCTATGTCGAAACCTTTATAATTTTGCTGTTCGACATAGCCGCCAAGAGTATAAGGGAAGTCTGTCTTTTCTATCATACAGCTTTGATATTGATTAGGGGCACAATTGTATCAACAATTTCTACCGTAGGTTCTATAAGCTCTTTTATCTCCTGAACATTTTTGTATGCCATAGGACTTTCATCCAATGTCCCTTCACATACGGAAGTAGAATACACATTGCTCATTTGGGCTTTGAATACATCCATTGATAATCTTTCTTTAGCTTCGGAACGGGAGTATAAGCGTCCGGCACCGTGGGGTGCAGAATAATTCCAATCTTTGTTTCCCTTACCACGACAAAGAAGAATACCGTCTGCCATATTCATAGGAATCACAACATAATCATTGGCGTATGCAGCAATAGCCCCTTTACGGATTATCATATCATCAAAGCTGATATAGTTATGGACTGTCTCAACGGATATTGCAGTGTTCCAGCCCAAAGCTTTGATTATACGTTGTATAATCAACTTGCGGTTGAAAGCGGCATATCCTTGTGCAATCACCATGTCACATAAATAGTGAAGCATTGCTTCATTTGTGAGATACCCGGAATACCCGGCAAATTTTTCCTTCAAACGCTGTATTTCAGCTTGCATGGATTGTGGTTCAACAGTGGACTTCAAGCGTTGAATTTCATTAGAAAAAGCTTTTTTGTCAAATTTGGCTATTTCGGCATGGTATTTGCAAACCTTCACACCAAAGTTCCGCGATCCGGTGTGTATTGTAAGAAATATATTATTGGTTGACTCAGCACGCCCCAGTTCTATAAAGTGGTTCCCACCTCCCAATGTACCTAAAGAGTTGTAGAATGTAGTTTCATTTATTCCCACCTTCTTACAAAGTTGTGATACATATTCCTCACTAATAACCGGTTTTGCCAGTTGGAATTTAGAGCAGAACTGTTCCATTCTGATAGATAAGAAGGTAAACAAATTCTCCCTTTCTTGTTGGGATAAGGATTGTTGGTTAATCTCAAATCCCATAGGTATGGTGGAACGGATTGCATGATTAATGTCCGGAAAAGAATCTTTTGTTATTGCGTTTTCAATTTCTACACATAACATTCCACAACCAATATCCACTCCGATATGATTGGGATTGACACGATCTGTAACCGGCATAGTGAATCCAATCACTATATCTACTCCTTGATGGGTATCAGGCATAACACGAACTGGAACACCAGTCGTAACCGGATTATTCAAAATGTTTTGTATCGTTCCGATAGCTTCATTTTCTATTGTATTGGCAAATATTTTACAATCTTTGCCGAATTTCCCTTGTAATTCAATCATAATCAAATCTTTTCGTTAAGTTTTTCAAGAAGTTCATTCGCACAATTTTTTGCGTATTCTTCATCTTCATCATGGAAGGACTTAACTGTTATCCAAATCCACGCAAATTTGACTTGCACTTTGTAATCAGGAATGAGGTATTTCTCTTTATTTCCGCTGTGATTATCTTCTACGAATGTAGTAGTTTTATTGATTCTGTACCGTTTCATCATTATTTATTTCTTTAGAGTGGCAATTTCTATCAAGTATCTCAATGCACTTTTTAACTCCAGTATCAAATCCTTCTTTATAGCCTTTAGTATGCTCGCCTAAAACATATATAGTCATTGACAGCCAAAATAGAAGTATGCCAACGGTTTTATACCAGCATGGTAAAGATACAGAAAAGGGCTTTAAGGTGATGGAGAAATCACCGATCCATAAAAGACCGGCAATGAGCATGAGTAAATATAAGATTTTCATCATTTATCATTGTTAAGTTCAACATATTTGCCTTGTAAAGAGCAATTCCTTAAAATTTCGGCATTTTCCCGGCCAAATGCAATAAGAACACTTCCACAACCGGGGCTGTCCCCACGTGTTCCATCAGGGCGAAAGAAACGAATCCGGTTACGTAGAAACTTCATTGCCGTGGCTTTCTTAAAGATGACATCTTGAAACATCTTTGAGTCACAACGATTGAAGAGCAATGCAATTCCGTTGCCATGCTCTGCCAAACGCTTAACAAACTGTTCAATAAGCGGACGGGAATAAGGGGGATTAAGCCAAATTCGCCCCCCCCCCAATTTTGTATAAGACCATTGTCCTGCTTGTTGTACATGATTTTTGCAGTAGGCCAAAGAGGGTGCATGGGAGCACATGGATCAAGGTCAAATTCACCTAATGCTTCAATGATTTCTCGTGGTGTGTACCATTCATCGGAAGCGTTTGCAGATCGTTCAAAAGATGTATTCATGTATTACTTTCATTTAGGATTTTACGAATTTCTATATGATCGCAATTTTCATCAGCCTTTTTCAGAATATAAGCAATCTCTTCTTCCTTACTCATGTTCTGTGGACGTTTCGTTGCTTCTGCTCTCAATTCAGAAATAATTTTATCTACTTCGGGATTAGGAGTTTCGTATAATTTTTTAAGTTCAGCGGCTTTACGTTTAATAAGTCGCTCTGTCTTTTTGTTTAATTTCATCTTACAATATTTTAAAATATTCCTTGCATAAAAATCCTTTTCTTGGTGAAAAGTCTTTGAAGTCGCAACTCATGTATATTTCCTTCCTATCAGCCCAATGCGCCATGTCTTTCTGCCACTGTGGAATGATTTGGTGTGGATTGTTCAGATCACGAAAGGGTTGACAGTGTGGGAGAAAACGGCGGCTTTTAGATTTCCAGTAGTTGACACGCGCAAACGACTCTTTAAAGTCCATAAGGATGCAATACAAGAAATATTCCCCTTTATATCCATACTTGTCTATCAAAGCGGAAGCACGTTCAACTTCTGCAATTTGTCCCGGCGTATCGCATCCAAAGCGAATACGTTTAATCCATTTTACTTTTGCAAGTAGTCGGGCAATTTCATCCGTGATTATCTCTATTTGCTGCAAGCCATAGTTTGAGGCCAGTATATTATTATCCATAAGGATAGCTTTCTTCCGTCCAGCTGTTATTTCCTCAATATCCATATAAGGTGAGATTTTCCCTTCTTTTTTAGGAACAACACACCACTTACACCGATTGGGACAACCACGTGTCAGAAACCCATAGGACAAATTGGAGTCAATATTGTAGATAGAATAATCAGGTTGAAGACGATCAACCTCAACTGGAAGAACTTTTTCAATATCATATCCGGTACCACCTTTTTCTATTTGGTTGGCATTGATATAATAGTTATAGTCAGGTGTGAAAGTGAATACTTTAGCTGTATATACTTTGTCGTATTCACATAGGGGATTATACCACTCCACTTGATCGCCTCTTGCTTTGTGGTAAGCACTGATTTTCATAAGTGCTAAATTGGGGAAATTGCTATCAACGGCTAAAATTCCGATATTCATTATTCTTCAAATTTAGGTATTGGCATCCATGCTATCGGTTCCCATGATGAAGGTATGCTGCTCATTGAAGAGTAAATCGGATTACCTTTGTACGTATCATGGATATAACCATCCATGCAGAACCATACATTGTTGCTATATGTACCGTTAAAAATCGCACCATGTTTACATAGAATGATGATGTCTTCATTTTCATCCGGCAACCGTTCCTTCACGCTTATCCACGGGGATTGCTTTGCCTGCCATTCAGTACCTTTCACAAATGCGGCTTCTGCAATTTCATCATGAGATAAATATTCAAAATCATCAAGTGATGTGTGCGTACCATAAGTAGTTAATGTTTCGGCACTTGCCATTCTTGCTTCTATTGCCGCTTCTTTTACTGTCTGCTTGGTTTCTTCTTTTGTCATAGCTCGTTAAAATCTTTTTGCAATGTTTCTATCTTATTATCCAAAGCATTCATATAGTTCTGAAAGAAATTCTTACCAAAAATCTCTTCCTTTAATGGTACATCATTGTGCATTCTGTTGTATGTAAATATCAATCCACCACCATATTTTATGTTAGAATTTTCAAGTGCCATCTTATGATCTTTGTATTCTTCTATTTTCTTGTTGAGTTCTATTGCTCTGTTGAATTTCTCTTTATCCATTCTACGTCTTCGTAATGTATACAATAGTCTAATAAATTTAAATTAGGATATTGATCCAAACATTCTTCTTGGTGAATACAATTCATGCAACACCATTCGTCTGACAGTCTGCTCATATCTTATCTGTTATACTCCAATTATCTTATCGTTGATACGAAATATGTTGTCACTCACAAAATCGTATATTTTATACATCAGTTCTGGTTCTTGCTTTTCGGGAGAATAAACCATTACCCTTTTACCTGCGCCTTTCATCCATCCGGCTTCTGTGTTAGCAGATCGACCACAAGGAAGAACCATAACGCAGACATCAGCCCACTGCATACCATTGAAATCTGAATCAAAACCTTTCTGCGCAATTGGGTGATTAAGTGCTTCTTGATATTGCTTAGTTGTCCAGTTCTGCCAATCAGGGTCTATATCAGACCATTGGAAACCACCATTCCCATGTGGGGGATTCTTAAAATCATAGACCTCATGTCCTAAATCACGGAGAATATTTACAACTTCTTGTTGAAAAGGATTTCTCCAGCTACTTGCTACATAAATTTTTGCCATTTTACTTTTAATGCGTATATTTGAACCTCATTTGCAATGTCGCAAATGATTAATTTTTTTAATTATGAAATATTTAATTAGAAAAAGCATTCTATAGCTTTACTACCGTACGGCTATGGCAATGCTTAAAATTGAATAGACGGTAGGTTGGGACTTTGTGCTAAATTGTGTTGATCTTTTGTAGTGGTTGATTGAAAAATTTATTTAGTACAGCTAAGTCCTTAAT